CCCATCGCCGGCGGTATCTCCACCATCCGTTTCGAGAAGAAGGGTGACCTGCTCAACTACGTGTACCTGACGGCTCGTGACGGTAACGGTTCCCTGGTGTCCGTCACCAACTGGTCGAACGTCATCGACAAGGTGGAGTTCATGATCGGCGGCCAGGTTATCGACACCCAGGATGTCGTTTACTCGACCCAGATCGAGCCAGTCGTCGGCGCCCAGAACTACAGCCAGCGTCTGCTGATCGGCAACACCGGCAACAACCTGTATGCGAATAACATCATTTCCGGCTTTTACCCACTCAAGTTTTTCTTCAACAAGGACTGGTCCGTGTCCCTGCCCCTGGTTGCTCTGCAGTTCCACGACGTGGAGATGCGCATCACCTGGTCGACCAACCTGGCGGCCGTGACCAACTTCGACGGCGCCGCCAAAGCCGCCAACTACAACGCCCTGCAGTACATCTGCTGGGCCAACTTCACGTACCTCGACCAGACGGAGCGCGATTACTTCGCCAACACGCCCCAGGACCTGCTGATCACCCAGGTACAGCGCACGATCGTTCTGGGCTCCCAGACGATGCAGGAGCTGGCTCTGGCCCAGCCCGTCAAGTTCCTGGCCTTCTCGACCGCCTCGTATGGCACCACCTATGGCGCCGTCGGTGCTGGATCCGTCACCGTCAAGGATTACATGCTCAAGACCCAGGTGAACGGCACGGACATCGGTGAGTTCCGCCACCTGCCCGCCTTTGTGGATCTTCCCCAGTATTACAACACGCCATTCGGCTACCAGCCCAACGGCGTCAATGCTGGTGTTGCCCAGGTCGGCATCATCAGCTACTGCCTGGACACCTCCAAGCTCCAGCCCACCGGCACCCTGAACTTCTCCCGCCTCGACACGTACCGCATCGTCGTTCCCCCCACCATCACCATCGGCGACCTGATCAAGAGCACGTATTTGTATGCCATAGGATTTAACGTTCTGCGCATCCAGAACGGTTTGGGTTCAGTGCTTTACAGTAATTAAGCGGCGTTTTGCATATAGCACGGTACCTAGGTCATTTTATTAAAAAATTATATATCAGCGATGCAACTCTGGCACTGGGTTCTTCTTGTGGGTCTCCTATTTTTGATAACGTACAGCCCACGTACGGGAAATCTCCGCGACTTTTTTGATCCGGAAATATCAGAGGGTCGTCATGACGACGCCCCGAGTCCCTCGCGAGAGGCACAAAGCAATCGCCATACCCGTCACCCTAGTGAATGATGTTCCGCACTTTCTCATCGTACACGACAGAAGGTACCGTGAATGGACCTTCGTCACAGGCGGGTGTCGCCGACGCGAGATTTACAACCCACTTCGTTGTGCGGTTCGTGAACTCGAAGAAGAAACACGAGGAATCATAAACCTGAAGCGCGGCTCCTACGCCTACTTCAAGTTTTCGACCGACACCCCAGAACCAAGAGACGTGGAGGATGGTGTGGATGTTCTGAACCACTATCACGTCTATGTATTTAACATGCAAATGACCTCTATTGAACAACGGCACATAGTCAGACGGTTCACAGAGGAAATGGGCAAGATGGACGCCAACTTGGTTCCTTTCCGAAAGAATTATGATGAAAATGATGATTGTAAATTTGAGACTCTTGATTTCATTTCAAAATTGCCAAACCTCTGGCCGATGATACGCCAGCACGTCTTGGGAAACCCCGAGTTTCTACAGGCTCTCAGCAATCCCAAGATTCCTTTTAATTTGAGGGTCTGAGACGCCAGTTCCGAAGGATCTGTAGGCCGCCGCGCTTCGGAACCTTTTTCAAAACTCTCATTTGGCCGCGCTCCGCGCGACCAAATAAGTGCTACGCACTTACTATAGGATGACCCGATCCAAAATCGAGTTCGCCACCATCCTCGCCACCATGCGTGGTCAGGGTGAGGACCCTAAACAACTTGCACAGGACATGTCCCTTCGCAAATTGTGTTATGAAATTGAAAAGCTTGAGCAGGAAATGGAGTCTCGGCCGCAGGACGAGACAACAGCAGCGCCTTCTGAAAAAACGGGACCCCCAAAAAAGCCTCAAAGACAGAAACACATTCTGTCGTGGCTCCTGGATTCTTCTAGTGAAGATGAGTCTTAGAGAATTTAGTCTCTGAATTGATAATGTCAATAGAAAGATGGCGGGTCCCGAACGGCCACGCCACCCACGTCCTCATGGACGGTGGGATCTTGTTCGTGCCCACAGAGGAAACCCGGGAGTTTCACCAATCCTGTGTGGATGCGATTAAATCAGGTGCGAAATTGTACGTGGTCGAACAAAAGACGGAACTTTTCAAATTCTTCGTGGACCTTGACTACAAGGCTCAAGAGAAACTGAAGGATGAAGATCTTCTTCAATTTTGTTCTATAATTCGGGACGCAATTGACCAGACCTCCAGGTGTCTGATTGCCCGTGCCCGGCCCAGACCTGTCGGTGAGGGACTCATTAAATCCGGTGTTCATATTCACTGGCCGGACTTGGTGGTCACTAAAACCCAAGCTCTTCAATTTAGATCAAAAATCATTATGAATTTGTCTCAAGACTTTGCATTCGACTGGGACCGTGTTATCGATGCTTCCGTCTACGGCGGGTCTGGCCTCCGAATGCTTTGGTCGCACAAGAAACCCACGGGAGACCCATACATTCCGTGGAGAGACCTGGACGGCGCGCTGTTCGCCAAGGAACCCAACGTGGAAACCATGGAGCTCTTTGCGGTCCGTACGGACGAGGAGCCGCGTCAAGAGGATGTCCTCGAGAATAACGGCCCCCTCGAAGAGTTTGTGCGCAAGTATCTCGAGGGTCAGGGGAGAACGCATATCAAGAAGGTTCAGAGGCACGATCACGACGGGTGGTTCGCACAGACGGACGCCAAGTACTGCGAGGGTATTCACAAGGAACACAAGTCGAATCATATATGGTTTTCTATACGTTCTGGACGCGTCTTCCAGCGTTGTTTCGACGAAGACTGCCGCGAGTTCAGGGGTCAGGAACATATTCTTCCTCCATCAATAGTAGAGCAACTCAATGATGTTGCTATTGTGGGTAGTCCTTCTGGTAGTTTTCTTATGGATTTTCTTCCCGATGGGCCCAGTCGCACGTTTCAAAAAGTACAAAGAGAAGGTCCACGTGTATTCGGGTCTGGACCCAAAGAGCTGGGAAAGATTTTTGACCAACATCCACGAGTTCGAACGGTTGGCTTCGACCGACCAGCTCGATGAATCAGCCAAGTCGCTCTATGCGGGTGTGGAGAATATCAGGGACATTGCGATGGGCATAAGACGTGCGGACGATTCAGAACACCAGGAGGATCTAGGGGCCATCGCAAACGAGCTAGGTTACGAAGGGGAATTTATAATAAACCAGAATGCAATTTCCAGAGGCGTCCAGTTCTTCCCCAAGTACTTAAACGAATCACTCGTGGACTACCCAGATGGCCGATCAGAAGGCCCCTTCCCACGACTCCGCGCCGACACATGAGCCCCGGACTCGTTCCGGGCGCGTCACCAAGCCCCCGGTGCGCTACGAGCCCGTCGAGCAGGTCGAGGACGACTACGCAGATGACGACTACGATTCCGACGAGTCTGAGATTAAATCCGTCGGAGAAACTGAAGACTTTTCCGAGGAGGACTCGGACGAGGAGGACGCTGATGAAGATGGCAATTTAGATGGATTTGTTGTGCCAGATAAAAGCGAGAGTGGTGATTCAGACAGTGATGGAGAATCTGCCGTTCCTGTCAAAAAGCGACCAGCCGTCCCAGTCAAGAAACGGACCGCCGTCCGAAAGTGATTGGCCGGTTCAGGAACAGCCCCGTCCCATGTTTCAACGTGACCTCGAGACCCCCCAAAAGGACCCTCTCGAGTTTCTAAAAAACACAAATCCCGTCGGTCTCATTCTTCTCGGCATAGTCATCGGTGTTTTGATAATCAGTATGCGCCCTATTGTAATTAACGCGGCCAAGTCCTGAAAGGACTCAAGTCACAAGGTACAAAGGCGCGTTCCCAGAATTGGAATCAGCCCCAATAAAATCCCCAATAGGACCCGTGCGTTTCACACGGACATCCTCCTGAAGAAACCCCAGCCAAGGATTCTCACGAGTCTGATCGGCTGGTTCCATATCTCTGAATACATCAAACTGATTGTCATTAGCGGCAACAGTTTGAGATATTCTTGCGGGTGCCGGTGGGAACCGCTTGTACGCCATGTACAAGAGGACTAGGACCACCGCGACCGCAATTAGTTTAAATAACATTATTAGTACTTGGCAATATTTTAGGCTGCATCGGGTACCTCCTCCTCCTCCACGATGGGCTCCTTCGTCTTCGCGTCCTCCAGTGCCTTGACGTCGTCAGCCTCCTTGCGACGCATCATCTCGGCCGCCACGCGAATGTCCGCCTTGGCGACCAGCTCCTCCATCGACACATCTGGGAACTCCTTCTTCAGGTCGTCGAGCAGATCAGCCGGGTGGGGCATAGGTGGAACGTCCGGCTTGGTGTAGTACTTGCTGTTCTCGTCCCCGGGCTCGATGAAGGGCGTGTCGCTTCCCTCCAGAGGCTTGGCCATCATGTCGCGCTTGCGCTTCTCGAACATGGAAGCCGCAGCCGTCTGGCTCTTGCGGTAGTTGACCATAATCTCCTCGAGCTTGTCGTTCTGGTAGTGGACGTCATCAATCTCCTCACGCTTGGGTGGGATCAGGAGCCACTTGTACATGTCGACGACGTAAATGTCGACCAGTGCGTCATCCTTCTGGAGGCGCTTGGCGTGGGAACCCGCCTCGTCACGGGTGGGGAAGCAGCCACGGATCTTCAGACCCAGCTGCTCATTCTTCTGTGGCATATCTGGGCCGACAAACGACACGCACGCAAAAAGCTGTCCTGGGACCATAAGGTAATCAGAAGTTAATTCTCCCGCCATTTGTTTATATAAATAGACACAGCTTTAAGTAAATAAAGTCTTGACGCATGTTAGAGTAGAATGGCTGCATTCTCCAGGAAGCGTCAGCCTGATGAAACTCGAGAAGACTTTGCAAGAGTTTCAGAAATAAAGAAGGAAATTAGGACAAGAAAAGATAGTAGTGTAGAACCATTCACACACGACGAGTTTTCACTTGCCGCTGCATCAATTTTAAGATTTAATAGGGAACTCGCTCTTAAACCTATAGAGGAACGCCGAAAGGTTATGAACGCACTCACGGCTAATGATGAAGACCTGTTGGATAGAATCAGGACTTTCAATAGGGGCACGAGTGAAAACCTGTTATATCTGTATCGCGACAAATCCAACTGGGTCAAATTTAGATATACAGATGACGGTGAATATTTCGAGGGTTTCGCGATACTCGAGCTTGGTGAGATACTCCGAGATAATGGCGTGATTACCGGGACAATCCTAAATGGTAAAATGATGATTCACGTAGGTAAAAAGCTGAGGTTACGTGCCCATCTCGTACTCACTGCATCTGGTCGTCGCCGACCGAACACAAGCTATACAGCCGATCATATAAATTTCAGAGAACCATTAAACGACAGTATATTCAATCTTCGATGGGCGACCAATTCGGAACAGAATTTTAACAAAAGACCAAAGACCGAACATAGCATAACTGCAACATCTGTCATTGTTTTGAACGCAGAAACTCTGGAAGAGGTGGCGCGATACTGCTCACCGGCGGCAGCCGCCGTGGCCCATGGCGTCGTCTTGAGCTGCATTACGCGACGTATTAGAAATGGCTCGCCACACGATGGTCTCGTGTTCACTCGAGGAGACTCACCGATGGGTGAAATACTGCCAACTCACCCCAAGTTTGAAAAATTTCATGTGGCCACAAGTGGACTATATCGAACACACGTAAGGGGTACAGGGTGTTGGGGATCATGGAGATCGAAAGGTGAGGAGAGGCCGTTCATCAAAGTGAGTGACGTGTCCCGGGCGTTATATGTTTTGATGATCGAGTGTGTACTAGGTAGAGAGTTGGGTACGAACGAGAACGGCGACCATATTGACGGGGACACGACGAACAATACACTCGCGAACCTCCATCCGATGATAGTTCGAGCAAATATTATCAAGAGGGCCGTGAAACTAGTGAGTGCGGTAAAGGATGGATCATCTATCGTATTTCTCAATGTGACGGTGGCGAGTGAAAGCACTGGAGTTAGACCAAGTGATATAAGCGGTATGTTGACTGGGAAAATAACATGGAAACACTCAAGTGGATATACTTTCAGGGATGCGTCAATAGAAGAGATAAATTCGTTCTTTGATTCACTGATTGAAGAACCCGACATCGAAAAATTCGCGTCATGTGCCCTTTACCCAGTGCTGAAAACACAGAAGACCCTAAATAAGGAGTGGTTGACCTGTTTATACAAGTAAAAATGGACCTCCGCAAGGTTCACAACGATTATAAACGTAAGCACATCAACAGATGGGTCCAAAAGCCTAATTCATACGTTCTCGACTGTGGGTGCGGTCGGGGCGGCGACTGGTGGAAATGGAAGGCTTGTGGCGTCCGGGTGGCGGCCATCGACCCCGATGCCGAATCACTCGAAGAGGCTGAGCGTCGCGCAAACGACATGGGGTTTGACGTCTATTTCCTTGGTCAGGGTGATATCCGTCAAGCAGCCTTTGCAGGTCCGTATGATGTGATCTGTTACAACTTTTCACTCCACTACATTTTTGAAAATGAAAAGACCCTCGAGGAATCCCTGAAGGCTATCAAGGTTGCCCTGAAACCAGGGGGTCTTCTGATAGGCATAACACCTGAGAAGGCTCGGGCCGAGGCTATGGGTCCCAATTTCATTGACAAATTAGGAAATCAGTTTCAGATTAAAAATGAAAAACTGCTCGTCCGGTTGACTGACGGTCCCTTCTATGCCGACGGGGCCAAGGAGGAACCCCTCTTGGACGGACCGGTTTTGATTCGAAAATTGAAAGATCTGGGATTTGACAGACTCGTATGGGAGCCCATGGTGCCCAGGCCGACAGGATTGATTTCAGATTTATATACAAAATTTGTCTTTGTAAATGGTAGTTGAGGGAAAGATGAACCATCTGGTCCATCTCGCGGTCCCCTTGGTCTTGCTGACCCTTGTGGCAATCACTGATTCAGAACCAAAAATGCTGACGGAACTGAAGGCTCGGTACTTCAAGACGCTCGATATTCTTCGTGAAACGGGAGATCCCATGTGGAAACCCGTCCTGAACCCGGCGATCATCACTGGACTTCACGGGAAGAAGGATGGGGTCATAGGTTCAAACGTGAATAAAGGGTACGAAATTTACATCTGCCTGGATGGAGACGATGTAAATTCAGCTTTTTATGTACTGATACACGAGTTGGCCCATATGACCGTACCAGAGTATGATCACTCGATCAAATTTTGGGAGAATTTCGAGAAACTGAAAAAGATTTGCATAGATTCAGGGCTGTATGTGAAATCAGGGACGCGTCAGTATTGTGGGGACACGGTGAGAGATTGAGGGAGGTCCCGCAGGACCCCTCGGTCTCTTGACGGCCGCAGC